AATATAATAGCAGACTCATCAGTTTCTTCTACATATTGCGACCTATAGTGGTTTCCATATAGTCTATTTTTTCTTGTTGTCCATACGGTTGGTTCTCCACCAAATGCAGAGTCATCTGTATAAAACAGAAAGTCATCCTCATCTAATCCATAACTAGAAACATTAGAGAATAATCCCAATTGCTCTTCTGCTTTTGGTATTCCAAGTATGGTTGAACTAACTTCACTAAACTCAGGAAACTCTTCTGCTACTTTTAGTACAGGATCAATTCTATTTTTTACTAACTTTATCAGTTCTCCAAACAAATCTAGATTTGAAGTAACTTCTAATGAAACTTCAAAACTATCATCATCAATAACTCTACTTACAACTCTAGTCTCATATACTTTAGTATCGCCAGTAAGACCAGTAGGCAGTAAGACTAGATCTCCAATAGATAATTCACCCTCTTCTTTTAAAGATGTTACGTCCAGGCAAGTAAAACTTTTTGTAATTCCGCCATCGTCATATTCAAATTGATCTCCTATTGATATAGGAAAAGAATAATTTATAATAACAAGAACACCAAACGAGAGATTAGTGTCAGTAAATTGTACCGCTTCAATCTCTCCAGTCTGTATTGTATCTACCAAATTTATTTGTGTTCCAGTAGCAAGTCCATCCAAAGAAACTGCTGAGGAAAAAGATACTCTATATTTCTGACTACCTTTGAATTTTCCTGTGCCAGGTGCTGCGCTAATTACTTTATCCTGAGCAGAAAAATTTTTACCTTTCAATCTAACATTTTTTGTTTGAGTAAAAGGTTTATCCTTCGTATATACAATAGAAGTAGACTTCTTTGAACTTGTTTCAGAAGTGAGGAAGGTGTCTTCTCTAGATACTAGAGGAGTGCCACCTTCATCAACGAGGATTTCACCAGTTTGCAAATTATATAATGGTACATTTGCTTCTACTAACGGAGCAGGTTGTTTGTCATTACCAATCTTGATCTCTCTTGCCATTATTTACTGCTCCTCCCAAGTAAGACTTGCTAAAATTTCTCCTCTATCTATATAAGTATTAGTTCCGCCTTCATCGTTATAGAATGATTTAGAAGATGCACAAATGTAAAGTGAATCAACTAGATCTGTAAGTGGGAAGGAAAGATAATCTTTGTTGTAATCAAAGTATGCTTGCAACTCATATTCTTCACCAGAATTTGGAGTGAATAAAGTAGTAATCTTTGTTCCAGTTCCAGGAATAGGTGATCTCTGCTCTGTATCAATAAGAACTCCAGACAATCTTGAGAGAGTTGAAGTAAAGAAAGGATCTGTAATTGAAGAAAGATCTGGATCACTTGGATTTGGTCCCGACCATCTTCCTGCAGGCAAGAAACTTCCTCTGATATTGATTTCTTCCAGAGTTACTTCATTAGCAGCAAAGTAATAATCACTACCTTCTCTTTGCAATAAACCTAGAGTTGTTAGTGCTTGACCAGAAGTATCACCTTCTACAGTATATCTAAAGTATCCATAAATCTTTTCACCATCTTGTAGATAAGTTCCAGTTAATGTAATATCAGCAGATGGAAGGAGAACTTTCTTTCCTCTCTTTCCGATATTGATTTTATCGTTAATTGAGATTGAAGCACCTGCACCAGGATTTACAAACGTTTGGAATATAGGAGACTTGATTAGTTCAACAACAAGTGATTCTGAATTAGAAGTTAGACCAGTAGATAATCTAGTTGGATAAATCTGTACTCTATTTCTTACTCCGTTGATTTCTCTTCTACATTTTACTCCAATCAAAGGTTGAGGTCTATCAACAACAAGAGATATATCACCAGAAGATGCGTTGATTCCTCTACTCAAGTAAAGAAGGTTACCTTCTGCCCAAACAACTCTAACATCTTGATCTGTTGGGTCTCCAGTAATTACTCTAGCGTTGATATAATAATCACTAATTAGTGGACCACCATTAGTATCTACGATTGTAAGTGCTGGGGCATTTACATAAGTTGCTCCAGGTGTTACATTTAGTTTGGTTGCTCTGTTGGCAAAAAGACTTGAATTGGTAGAAGATTTAATTAGATATTTGGATCCACCAATTGGCTTTAGAGTTTCAGAAGCATAACTGAATAGTCTTACAGTTCCTCTATCTCCACCATCAATATAGTAAGAAGCACCATACTTGACTAATTGCTCAGAATAGGAACCATATCCAGAAGCATTATTTGGATCTCTTGTGGAATTACGATATCCATATCTGTTTTGACTACCACCACCATAAGTTAGATAAGTGATAGGTAGGGTAGCGTTACCAAGAGAAGCAACCTTCAACTGGTTAGATGCTCTGATATGATGTAGTCTGACCCATCTTGCTTCACCATTATCAACAGGAACGTATGCAAGGAAGATAGCACCAACAGCACCATACCACGAGAATTCAATCTTATACATGGTAACCTTTGTTGGATCTAAGTCCCAAACGCTATCTAACTGTAACTGCTCTCCAGTTGTCTCTTCAACGACAGGATCTCCAGCCTTCTTATCAATTACGTTGTCACTATAAACAATAGGAGTTTCAATACCGTTTAGTTTTTCTCCACTAAATCTAGTACGAGGTACTCTATATTCATAAACTTTGTAGTAAACAGGATCTACATTAAACCAAACCCAGTTCTTATAAAGTCTCTTATTTACATAATTGATTTGTGATTTTAGTGTTGTAGTATCTGTGGTTGTGCTATCAATATATCCAACTGAGTTTGGATCATCAGCACCTCCGCTAGGATACAGATATGGGAAACAACCATCAGAGAAAGAATTAGGTTGATCGTTCAAAGATCCATCTGTGTAATTAGATCCTCTATATGCTCTACCATCAGAAGGAAGAAGGAAAGGAGTAGGTGTCTGTAAAGTAAATCCAGCAGTCTGAATATTAGTTGCGGTTTGTATATCAAATACTTCTATCTCAGCATAAGCAGGATTATCATTACCAGTCCATGGGTTTGATGAATTAGCAGTATCTCCACCTCCTACTGATGTATAAACTTCTTCGTTAGAAGGATTCTTTGAAAATCTTACTTGTTGAAATACTCCATCACCACTTACAATTATGTCTCTAATAGCAGAGACAAACCAGATAGATCCGTCTGGCAATTTATCACTACTAGTATCAAGAATATTTTCTGCAGATCCATTCTTATTGAAATAGAAACTTTGTCCTACTCTTAGTAACTCTTTTCCAGAAGGAACTTGAATTTCTAGCCAGTTCGTACTATTTCCATCATTAAATAAATTAACTACATCATAATTTACCTTCTCTTTCAATAGTGAGGTGTCATGTGCTGCAGCATGAGTTAGAACCAATCCATCTCTAATAACACACATCTCTCCAGCTGCAGATCCAACTGGTTCTGGAATAGAAGAATATTGACCACCATTATCAAGTGCTGTTCTAAGAATATCAATCAAAGAATTGACAACAGCATCAGAACCAGATTCAACTGATGGTAGATTTGTTCCTGCTGGTTTTGCTGTTACGGTGGTAAGTCCTGGTATATCAGTTATACCAGTTATTGCAGCAGGAGTTTCCCCACTAAAAATTGTGGTGATAGCATCTTTTATTGCTTGATATCTATCAATCTCAAATTGAGGATTATCAAGGTATAATTGAATATTTGTAGGGTCATTTGTATTAAAGAATCTCAAAGTATTATATACGGTACTAGCATTACCGCCATACTTCAAGTCATGCAATAAACCATCAATAACCAATCCAGAGTCTCTACGACACTTTTCAGCCTCTGAACTTCCAGATCCATCATCAAGTCCATCAAATGCAGTTGGATCAATCGTACCTACAGCAACTTCCTGAAGATATCTTCTGTTTGCTTTCAATACCTCATAAGCATTTGGGTAAGTTGGAGAATTAGACTCTACTTGAGGGACACCAACCCACACATAATCTTCTGTTTGTTCTCTAGATCCAGTACCATATGGAAGAGGATTGTCTCTTACAATAGACTGAGTTCTTCTTACACAACAAAAGTTGTCTCCATATCCATCATTTCTAGACTCAAAATAATATCCATCAAACTTATCAAAGATACCATACTTTTTGATAGCTGGATTTCTTACAGCAAAAAAGTTTGTATCGTTAGGATCGTATGTATAAGGTGCTCTATTTACTCTAACACCAAATGTAGCAGCAGAAACACGTCCTGGTTGATATCTAAAAAATCTCTTTGAAGTTAGAACAGCATATTCATCTGCTGGTGCTTCAATAAGAGCACCTGCTTCTTCTGCGATATGAGTGAGACCCCAATCCTGATCTCCACCATACCCAGCATACTTCTCTAGTAATGTAGTTCCATCAGATTCATATTGATTTAGAGTAGAGAACTGCTCAGGAAATGCTGTCCACTCAGAAGGGTTTACATCATATGTGTTTACGTCCGCAAAAATACCAAGAGCAACTTCAGAACGAGGAATACCAAGCAAAGAAAGAGCAACTTCAGATTGCTGTTTATTCTGTTCTGCTACAGGAATTGCAGACTGATCGCTAGCGATTACAACTGGAATTGATCTTGCCGATGTTTGTTGTCCTGCAGGAACTGGGGCAGTTCTTCCAACGACAACAACCGAAGAATTATTATTTACAGCTGCCATTTTTTCGCTATTATATTACCTTGCTATATTTATAATTAGACTTACTAGCGAACCGATATGATACCTCTGGCAATAACAAACTTGTTTCTCTTCTGGAAATAACCACCCCCAGAACCAGTTGTAGTAGCTACGGGAAGAGCAAAAGGAGTTAGATTTCCATTTAATGAATTTTGCTGGTATGCTCTTAGTATTAGTTTTGGTTGCAACCCTGCGGAATTTTTATCAACTATTTGCCAAACATCAAAAGGTTGCGATGCAAATGCCAAAGGATACTCATGTCCCAATAACTTCACATAGTCTCCAATTATAAATGATTTGTAAATATTGTCATCCAGTATGACAATTTCATATGGATTAGTTATAACACTATTGTCTGGAAGAGTATAACTTGCCAGTTGCTGTCCCCCATCAATTACAGTAATGATATCACTTCCTACATTATCATAATCTATTCCAGAAATTTGATAAACAGTATAAGAGTTAATAGTTCTTTCTGGAATTATGTTACTACTACCTGAAGAAATTTGGAATTGTACTTCTCCAATAGTAACATCATTAATAGGTAAATTATCTCCATCAACTGGAACATAATATTGGAACAAAGGATTTCCACCAGAAGTTATTGGATTTTCAAAATCAACTGTTTCTAATCCATTCGCAACAGAAGCAGTATAAACATCAAAATTCAAGATGGTGTTTGAAAGATCTTTCGGTACACCAAATTCCTGATATGAATATACAGGAGTTTGAGAATTAGCATTTCTTATTACTGAAATATTAACTCCATCATAATCACTATCATATAAATCTGCTACAGGAATAAACTCATCTGCTGGACCAAGAATAACGTTATTCAAAACGTCAGTATTTACAGATCCAAATACCTTGATTCCTGATCCACAATTTCTAATAGTAGATCCATTTACAACAATAACTTTTCCTGTAGTAAAATCTAATGCCCCAGGATAATTTCTAAATACAGATCCTGTAATAGTAAGGTTCTCGCAGTCCGATAGTAACAAACAATCTGTCTCGTATCTTTCTGTGTCGCACCCATCAAAGAATGTAGATGTTGATATTGATAGGTTTGTAGAACCTTCTGCAAATAGTGCAGGTCCAGGACTATTTCTAATCTTTACATTTTGAATAGTAACGAAATCACTATTAGGGAATGATAAAAGTGTATTGTTTGTTTCAACACCAATATCACTAAAGTCATATAGAATTTGATTCTCTACATTACCATCAATAACCAAATCCTTTAGAGTAAAATTAGATATTTTCCAGTCAATAGGGGAACCTGATGCGTTGAAATTTTTTCCAATAAGCAAAGAATTCTTTACACCATCTAAGTTAGATACATTTATTTTCTCAGTTGACCAATATTGTTTCTTGAGAATAGTAGCATCGTCCAATCCGCTTAGGGAGAATCCATCAGGGATTCTCAATTGATCAATTAGATAAGTACCTCCAGGCAAGAACAAGAAGTTTACTCCAGTATTACTCAAAGAATCAATCGCATTCTGCAGAGCCTCAGTATCATCATGATATATCTCAGTAATATAAACTTCTGCTCCTGGTATATCTGTTCCTGGTCTCAATCCAGGAACATCAATTATAAAAGATCCTTCTGTTCTATTGAAATCACGAATACTTCCAGTAGTCCATCCTCTCTTTTTAGCGATGGGAGGATTTAGAGGGAAATGAACTGTTCCTGCTTTGTATGTTCCATCTTGATTTTTTCTAGTCCATGGTGTGAGATCATATTCACCATAATCAATATACTGAGAAAACAAACTACCACTTACAAACTCTTTTGGACCTAGTGCAGCAATCAAATCAAATGGTTCATTTGATCCGTTATTTATTAATCCAGTAATTGCATCAGCTGAAAGACTTTCCGTAGTAAATATTCCTCTGTAAACTAATACGCCTTCATTTGAACTGTTTCTATTGATATTCAGAGTATTGAAGTTTGCTTCATTCATCTGATCAACAGATACATTATTAATTGGTGTAGTATAAACATTATAAGTTCCTACATCACCAGTCAATAGAGAATAAGGAGCAAATGCATATACATACCATGATTTCGGAATTTCATCATTCAAAAATAACTCATTTTCAAATGAAGGAACGGCAGTATTTCCAGTTACAGTTCCAGGTAGACTATTAGTTTCTGTGACAGAAGCGTTGAAAATTTTTATGTTTTGACCAGGATCAAAATTATTAATATCAGATTGGTTTTGTAAAGTTACCCTCAAATAAGTTTGAGAATTTTCAACCACAAAGGAAGTTGAATCTACCAAATACCCATTTGGATCTGCAGAAGCTCCAAATTGCTTTGCAACATCATATACAGTTTCAGTTGGAAGTAAGAAGTTATAAAAATTAGTACCATCATTAGTGAACTGCCACTTTTCACTATCAGAGTTATATAAAAGCTTTCCCGCAGTACCACCCGAAATCAATTCACCAAATATAGTTAAATTTCCAGATGAAACAATTGTGTTAAAAGTTACGTCAGATGTGGTTAGTATATTTTGTGCTAAGGTTAGGGTAATTGTATCGTCATTACCACTAATAGAAATATTAGTGTCTCCAGTTATTGTTACATCATCAGTAATGCCTGGGTTCGATCCACCAGAGGTCAATCGTAGTACTCTGGAATTACTTACTTCTGTAGTTGCAGATGAAATAGAATATGTTGTGTTTAAATCTTGAGGATCTAACCACGCAACACCAGTACCTGTTGAAGTTAGAACTTTTGAAGTGTCTCCAGATTCCCCATCTTTATCAAGTAGTGGTCCCCCGAGACTTAAGTTTTTTCCTACAGGTATCGTAAGTCCTTGAAGGACTTCAACAGGACCATTATTGCTTAAGTTCGTTAGTTGATCTGTCTTTACTAGGGACATAATTTCCCGTCAATTATAAACTTCTATTCTTTTGTATTTATAAAGAGCGGACAACGGGGATCGAACCCGTGATTCAAACTTGGAAGGATTGCGTGTTACCGCTACACTATGTCCGCAAGTGGAGGGATGTCACCCCTCCGTGCTAGGCTCGCCACCTGTTTTAGTTCAGTTGCAAAACAGGAAATCAACCACACGGAAGGGGTTTTACCACCACAATTTTTTGACTGGAAATTGTAAACCAGGCGGGAGAGAGTCCCATCCGCACCACTTGCTCTTTAGAGAAGCAAGAAACTCCAGGGGTCATAAGACCATCCCGACCAGTGCTGTTAACGTCCATCCGTGACGGGCATATCGGGGATGACTCCACCAGGATAAGTTTATAGTCATTCCAGGACTGAGGTATTTAGTCAAACTTACGATAGGCACCTACCTCAGGATCTGGATCCAACCACTTAACATACTCAGGGTCTTCAAGGCAGGTGTCAAGTTGCATTTGATTATCAAGATAATACATGTCAGTATAACGTTTAGTCCATTCGTTGAATTTTTGAATGCGGTAATCAGGTTTACCATTGATCTCTAGCAAACCACACTGCACATAACGATAAGGAGAACGTTCAAGAATAACGATGGGTTTGATCATGAGGCATCATCGTGCTGACTGAATATATTATACCAGTCTTCCTCTCCCACTTGCTCTGCTAGGTGTTCCAGTTCTCCAACTGGCACAGCAACGACTGCTTTACCATCTTGGTTTCTAATCAAAAACTCTTCACCTTCATTTTCAATAAGGTCCATATACTTATCAAAATTTTTCTCAAAATCTTCAACGCTTACTTCGGTCATGGCACACAACAAATTTCTTTTTCTTGCATATAACGAATAGATTCTTGACAACCTCCTAAATGAATGTCATCAAGAACAATTTGTGGGAAGGTTGATCCTTCACCAAACTCTGAGTAAAATTCTTCAATTGTAAAATCTTCATCCAGTTTATAAACAACATGCCGAAGATCTTCATGTTCTACAATTGCGATAAATTTTTCGCAATAGAAACATCCTGGTTTTGAATAGATTGTGAATGCCATAGATGTGAATAAAAAATTATATATTTCACAAGTCGGGGCGGCAAGAATCGAACTTGCATTTCTGCTTCCCAAAAGCAGCGTGATACCATTTTACTACGCCCCGAAGAGGAAGAAGTGGGATTTGAACCCACGGAGGCTATTAACCTCTCCAGTTTTCAAGACTGGTGCAATCAACCGCTCTGCCATTCTTCCTTGTATTTGAATTGTTGTTCTAGATCATACACCAACTTGTGGTGTTCTGTCAAGACATAATATCCTGTAAGATCTTTTCCATCATCACACCAACCATATCCAATTACCTTTTCGTTTATATCTTGTAAGTCTATTTTTTTGTCAGTATTTAGATAGTGGTTGAAGTTTTGGTGGAGATTGATCATTAGCGTTCCTCAAAATCAAGTTTGCGAACCTTACGTTTCCGTCGGTCCTCTTGGTATTTTAGGTCAGCATTTGATAACATAGGTTGTTTCTTCACAATCTTTTCAGAATTGAGCAATAGAACTTCAGACAAATCTAATGCTGTAATTTTGTCTGCTGTAACTGCAGTCATGTTGGGACAACCACAGCATCTAGTTTTTGTTGGGTGAGCCACGAGCTCCTTGCCACATAAGCGGCATCTTACAGATAACATTTTTCAACTTTTAACCTCTAGAAGTTAATGGGCGATACTGGAATCGAACCAGTGACTTACCACTTGTAAGGAGGCCACTCTACCGCTGAGTTAATCGCCCTTCTTGTATTGTTCCAACTTGATCCAGTTGATCAGAGTGTTGATCTCTGCCTTGTCAGCATCATTCTTAGTGAATGAATTGTAATATTCTAATGCTCGGATCGTAAGTTCACGATCTCTTTTAGAAAGTAATGACATAGTATCAACTAGTAAGTTGGAATGCACCAGAGAAGATTTGAACTTCCACGCCCAGAAGGCGGCAGATTCTAAGTCTGCTGCGTCTACCATTCCGCCACTGGTGCAAGGCGCTTCAGGTTGGATTCGAACCAACGAGCGATTGTTTATTAAGAGTAACAACTTACCCGTATGTTACTTAGAACAACCAACAGGCTCACCTGGAATCGAACCAGGGACATTCGCTTAGAAGGCGAAGGTTATATCCGCTTAACTATGAGCCCAAGCGGTTGTTCTAAGAATACAATTGCTCTATTCCACTGAGTTACTGAAGCATAAAAGTGGGGACTATGCCCACACTAATTTTTTGGTGTAATCGTATGCATACTGCTCACGATAACCTTTGATTCCCCATCCCAACCAATAATAGGCAGGAACCATATATTGAGAGACTGTGTATCCACTACCCTCAAATTCTGGAAGGACTTTTTGAAAACTATATTCGTTAATCATGTAACGAACTTGTCCTTCAATACTACTTGGATCACATCCATATTTATTGCAGAATGATCCAAGACCATTATAACGATTGATTGAAGTCCACTGGATCAATCCATAACCACCAGCATAACACTTATCATATGAAACTCTTGCTCCACCTTCACAGATATCAGATTTGAAATTAGATTCAGATTTGATATTACCCATGATAGTAGCAAGAGCATTACGATCAGAGATTTTAGTTTTCTCTTGAAGTTGTTCTAAAACATACTTCTCGTTGTCATTACAAGAAGGACAAGTCCATTCTTGTGGTTCTACTTCAATTGCAATAGGTTCTACAACTTCCTCCACAACTTCAACAGCAGGAGGAGGATTATCAATCTCGCTTAGTGTGGGATAAGCACAAGCAGCAGGGATCAAAGTAAGTAGTGGTAAAACAAATAGTTGTCTGAGCATTTAGATTAGTAGAATTCAACATTCACCTCTTGCCTAAGGCATGGGTGACTCAAAGTAGTCTTTGCGGTAGTAACGTCCGAGGATGTTGCTATTATAGTAGGCAGGGGTGCCATCTGTCAAGCGTTCTGTCAGGACATCGTGAAGAAACAATTGTCTCGTTTCTTCATAATTCACTCTTCCTGGAGTGGAGTGTAAGGATAGTATCTCTCTAGTAAAAGATTCTCGTCCGAATTGTTTAACATCTGCTGAAAGCTCTGGACAAGACCCATAGTAGTTACGCCAGTTGCTTTCAGATGTAACTCTTCGCCGTTTGACAGTTTTATCCGTACATCTAGGCTTTCGTTTTTGCCAGAAGTACTTCCTTCCAATGTATTTTCGGTTGGTGACTTTACAGGCAATAAGGTAAACAAAGCCGTAGTTGTCCCCAATATCACTCCCGTCAAACACCCTGCCACAATAGGTCCAGGGATTTGAATATTCTTTACTCTCTGCCACAATTTCATAACGATCTCTCCTTATTTATTCGTTCCCAATTTGCTGCTGCATCATTCCAATCTCCTTCCCAGGGATCTGGGAAAACATTTTTAGCAGTATAATCTTCTGGTTCTCTCCCAGAAGATTCTGGGAGAGTTTTGATTTCAGATATATAGTTGCGTTTTTTATCAGAGTTGGAAACCAGCGAAAGTATCTTTCTTAACATCTTGTTTGATAGCTCCCATAAGATATGATTCAACTTCTGTTTCCTGAGGAGCGACTTGCATACTCTTGGAAGACAACCAGTGTTCTGTCCATGGGAGAGGATTGTTTGATACGGGTGTATCAAAAATTGCCTTCAGACCAATAGATCTGAGGCGACGATTGGCAGTCCACTCAACATACTTAGAGAGTAATTTATCATTCAAACCGATGATAGAACCATCTTTGAACAAATATTCTGCCCAAAGTTTCTCTTCTTCTACACACTGACGGAACATGTCATAGACATTTTCCTCTTCTTCTCTGGCGATTTTTACCATCTCAGGATCATCGCCCTCCTTCCATTTATTTAGGATGTTCTGAGTGATTGTCATGTGTTGACTTTCATCTCTGGCAATAAGACCGATGATCTTTGCAGATCCTTCCAGGAGTTTAAGTTCGCCAAAGGCGAAACTACATGCAAACGAGACGTAGAATCTAATTCCTTCAAGAATGTAGACATTAGCAACCGCTCGGTAGAGTTTTCTCTTGAGTTCATAAAGTTCCCATTTAGCAGAATCAACTTGTTCTAATGCTTGTTCCCAACGATTACCAGCACCCCACTCCTGTGCTGCTTGTAAGAATTCATCATACGCTTTAGTTACAGACTGTGCTCGTGAGAGGATCTTCTCGTCGTCTAGAATCTTGTCAAAGACTTCAGAAGGGTCAGCATACACATTCTTGATGATATGCGTGTAGGAGCGACTATGGACCATCTCCATGGTCTGCCAGATGTTCATGGCACCCTCAAGCTCGGGTAGACTGCAGTAAGGCATGAAAGCCATACCAGGACCACGACCTTGTACAGAGTCCAAGAGAATTTGGTACTTAAGGTTTGACGTGAAAATGTGTTTCTGAGCATCATTTAGAACCTGATAATCTGCACGATCTTTTTGAAGTGATACTTCTTCAGGACGCCAGAAGTATCCTAGTTGTTGCTGTGTAAGTTTATCAAATACAGGATACTTGAACTTATCATAACGCTGGACCCCCAGCGGGGGTCCGAAGAACATCTTTTGTTTTGTGCTGTCAACTTTATTCGTATTGAATACAGTCATTCCTTCTACTTGTGTTGGCATGTAATTACTATCAGTTCTAAATTTTGCAGCTGTCACAATCTTCTTCCTCCGTTGTAAAGATATCGTCTAACAGATCTTGAATAGATGCTTTCTTTTCTTCTGTGAGTTGTGGTTCATCTGTCTTATTATCATATGTGTTCTGATAGTAAGATGTTTTCCAACCATACTTATAGGTCTTCAAAAGATCACCTGCCATAACAGAAACTGGCACTTCATTATTCTCATAGTTCTCTGGATTGTAACTCCAGTTTCCTGAAATTGCTTGGTCAAAGAACTTTTGCATGGCAGCAACAACTTTGATATAACCATCGTTGTCTTTCATGTCCCAGAGAAGAGTGTAATTATTCTTGAGACTACCATACTGAGGAACGATTTGCTTGAGTGGTCCTTTCTTTGATTTCTTAACGGACATGTATGCTCTAGGTGGTTCAATTCCATTTGTTGCGTTTGACACAACGGAACTGCTCTCCGATGGCATCTGTGCGGACAACGTACTATGTCGCAGTCCATATGTTTGAATCTCGGTACGTAGAGTTTCCCAATCATAGTTCAACTCTTCTCCACAGAACTCATCAATATCACGCTTGTAAGTGTCAATTGGGAGGATGCCATCAGCATACTTGGTGCGAGAGAAATATTCACATGCACCTTTCTCCTTGGCAACTGCGTTACTGGACTTGAGTAGATAGAACTGGAAAGCTTCAGACAAGTCATGAACAAGTTTCCATGCTCGTGAGTCATCATAGTGTTCTCCTTGCTTGGCAAGATAGTGTGCTAGACCGATATAACCAACACCGAGAGAACGGCGAGCAAGAGTGCTAATGCGTGCTGCTTCAACAGGATAATCTTGATAGTCAATCAGTTCTTCCAAACCACGAACTGCTAGATCACAAAGGTTTTCCAACTCATCAAGTTTGTTGATCTTGCCAACGTTGATAGCAGATAGAATGCAGAGAGCAATCTCACCTTCCCCATCAATATGCTGAAGAGGAGTTGTTGGAAGAGTAATCTCCTGACAATTATGAACTAGAATATCATTTGCGAAGAAATTATGAGTTCCTTCTACAGTAATATCATAAACTGGAATTTCTTCTTCAAGATATTCAATCTTTAACATTTTTTTCTCCTATTTTGTTCTAAAAGTTGTTTAGCAAGTTTTCTTTGAGTTTCGTCTCTATAATATGGATTATACACCAATCCAGTTTGCTCTTCAATACATTTATAAAAGTTTTGATGGTTTCCCCCAAATCTGTTTTTGGAAAAATGTTTTGGAAACTTTATATTCAATTCATTAAGAGCAAACTCAACTGTTCTTTTTCTTCCGCCAATAAATCCATATTTTTTAGCAAACTTTACTCCTATTTCTATAAGTTGTTCATCAGTAAGTCCAGAATAGTTTGGATTATTATAACCAGTAGTTCTTACAGAAATATTGTTTCTCCACTCTTCCTGAACCTTTTGTGAGCATCTGGGAAGCATCCAACCACCAGTTCCACCTGCAGTAGCATTATAACCTTTTTTAGTATCACTCTCAAAAAGTTTGATAAAGTGAGATTCCTTTTCATTAATAAAGTTTGCATCTTCAGTTTGATAAGTTTCAATAACTGATAGGTCCCAACAATCTTCACCATATTTTCTAATTGCAGAGTGAAATCTAAATTTAGACCCATTTTTTGCCGATGATAAATGACGATTCCAACGGTGCTCTAAAGAATATTCAGTTTTTCCTATGTAAGATTTTCCGTTTTTCTTATTGGTGATTTTATACACAATATATGTTTTCATTATAGGAAGTGCAATCTCGCAAATATTTATAAAATATAGAAATTACACTTCCTATAATATCAGTTGATTACCAATTCATCATTTTCAGTTAAGTCTTTTGCCATTACATATCCACGATTTTTTGTGAATACTTGATGCTCTGGTGTAACTACGATGCTCTTACCACTTTCTTCATCAGTAATTCTCATTACCTTTGCCTTTGGTGATGTTTCTGCAAAAGCAGTAATAGGTTTCCATTTCTTTTCACCAGTTTCAACATCATATGAAAGAACTTCAACACCATTATCATTTCCAATATATGGTTCCAATTCTTTAATTTGAATGTTTTCATCAAACAATTCTTCACCACAAACTTCTCCAACATCATCATATTGTGGTTTTACATATCTAATTTCAATCTTTGTATCACCAGCAACACAAAGATTACTCATATTTACCTTGTCTTTAAAAGAAGAATGTGAATTGCAGTGGTCAATATTCATGATATAAACACGACCAGTCTCTGCACGTTCTTTCAGAAGATCTAGAATGAGTTCTTGAGCTCGGACAGTCTTTCTAGAAAGAGATTGATCTCGTTCATAAGATTCATATAGACTGTCAAATCCAGGAGTGCCAAAAGCATCATACAAACCAGGAACGTCGTGTGGAGAGAAGAGAGAAATTTCTCGGTCTTGAATGAAACGTTCATAGAAAAGTTTGCTGATTTGAATTGAGTAGTCTAGTTTACGAACACGATTGTCCTCAGTTCCCTTATTGTTTTTGAGAACAAGAATATCTTCTATTTCTTGGTGCCAGATTGGGAAGTGGACTGTTGCGCTTCCACCTCGTATGCCATTTTGCGTACAGCAACGGACAGTTGCTTCAAACTTTTTGAGAAACGGTACAACGCCAGTGTGCTGGACTTCACCACCTCTGATTTTACTGTTGATGCCACGGATGCGACCTGCGTTGATACCGATACCCGCTCTTTGTGCAACATATCTGCCAATAGCCATATCGCTAGTAAAGATACTATCGAGGGTGTCATCAGAATCAACAAGGACACAGCTAGCAAATTGTCGCAGTGGCGTTCGCACTCCCGCCATGATTGGTGTTGGGATGTTGATTTTGTGCTTTGAGATTGCGTCGTAGTATCGTTTGACATAGTAGAGACGATTGATATCAGAGTAGTTTTGAAACAGAGTAACAGCAATCATCATGTACATATACTGTGGAGTCTCATAGACTTCACCGTTGCTAC